ATGAGTGAAGTAACAGATTTAGTTGTTATTGAAAAAGCAAATGCAATGACTGTATTTCAGTCTGCCGACCAGATTGAAGAAATCCTTCAAAAGGTTGAACGTGAAGTTATGTCCTTTGTGCCTGATATCACAACGGCAAAGGGCAGAAAGGAGATCGCTTCTCTGGCGTATAAAGTTGCGCAGACGAAAACATATCTCGATGGTCTTGGCAAAGACCTTGTTGCTGAACTGAAGGAAATTCCAAAGCTAATTGATGCCAACCGCAAGACAGTGCGCGATCGCCTTGATGAGCTGAAAGCCAAGGCACGCCAGCCTCTTACTGATTATGAGGAGGAACAGGCGCGGATTAAAGCCGAAGAAGAAGCTAAGGCAGCAGCTGTCAACGACGGATGAAAAGTGATCCACTTATATCTCCACCAACGGCCCAATATTGATCCACCGTTTTACTCAGGATTAGCTTCAGCTATAACCCCGGCCTTTCGTTTCTGTCTGAGTCGATAGCTTTCTCCTTTGATTTGAACGACATGTGAGTGGTGTAAGATACGGTCCAGCATCGCTGAGGTCAGTGCTGCATCACCGGCGAACGTTTGATCCCACTGCCCGAACGGCAGATTGGATGTCAGGATCATTGCGCTCTTTTCGTAACGTTTAGCGATGACCTGGAAGAACAGTTTTGCTTCTTCCTGACTGAACGGCAGATAGCCTATTTCATCAATGATGAGCAGGCGGGGGGCCATTACTCCACGCTGAAGCGTCGTTTTATAACGGCCCTGACGTTGTGCCGTAGATAACTGAAGTAACAGATCTGCTGCTGTTGTGAAGCGAACCTTGATACCTGCACGGACTGCTTCATAGCCCATCGCTATTGCCAGATGGGTTTTCCCCACACCTGATGGCCCCAGTAATACGATATTTTCATTACGTTCTATGAAGCTGAGTGAGCGTAACGACTGGAGTTGCTTCTGCGGTGCTCCGGTGGCGAATGTGAAGTCATACTCTTCGAACGTTTTCACCGCCGGGAAGGCTGCCATTCGGGTATACATCGCCTGTTTACGTTGATGACGTGCCAGTTTTTCTTCATGAAGCAGATGCTCCAGGAAGTCCATATAACTCCATTCCTGGTCTACTGCCTGTTGTGACAGCGCAGGCGCTGCGCTTATAAGGCTTTCCAGTTGCAACTGCCCGGCGAGCGCCATCAGTCGTTGATGTTGCAGTTCCATCATCACGCCACTCCTCTGCAGAATGAGTCGTAGATGGAGAGTGGATGATGCAGGGGGTGTTTATCGAAGTTCACCAGATTTTCACCAGGATGCACGTCATACTCTTTTTTCTCCGGAGGCAGTGCCAGCATGGACTGCTGCTCTTCGAGCCAGCGATCGCAGGGACGGGCCTGGATTGTTTCATGCTTTCGTTGGTTAGCGACATCGTGCAGCCAGCGCAGACCGTGGCGGTTGGCTGTTTCAACATCGACAGTGATCCCCATCGGGCGCAGGCGAGTCATTAGTGGGATGTAAAAACTGTTACGGGTGTACTGCACCATCCGTTCCACCTTACCTTTAGTCTGTGCCCTGAAGGGGCGACACAGTCGGGGAGAGAAGCCCATCTCCTTGCCGAACTGCCACAGCGAAGGATGGAACCGGTGCTGACCGGTCTGATATGCGTCACGTTGCAGAACCACAGTTTTCATATTGTCATACAACACTTCGCGCGGCACACCACCAAAGAAGCGGAACGCATTACGATGGCAGGTCTCCAGCGTGTCATAACGCATATTGTCAGTGAATTCGATGTACAACATTCGGCTGTATCCGAGAACAGCAACGAACACGTGAAGCGGTGAGCGACCATTACGCATAGTGCCCCAGTCAACCTGCATCTGTCGTCCGGGTTCAGTTTCGAACCGAACGGCAGGCTCCTGCTCCTGAGGAACCGAGAGAGAACGAATGAACGCCCTGAGAATGGTCATTCCGCCACGATATCCCTGGTCTCTGATCTCGCGAGCGATTACCGTTGCCGGGATTTTGTAAGGATGAGCATCGGCGATGCGTTGACGAATATAATCCCGGTATTCATCCAGGAGTGAAGCAACAGCAGGTCGCGGTGTATATTTTGGCGGCTCAGATTTTGCCTGCAAATAACGTTTAACGGTATTGCGGGAGATCCCCAGTTCTCTGGCAATCGCCCGGCTACTCATTCCCTGCTTGTGCAGGATTTTAATTTCCATAACTGTCTCAAAAGTGACCATAAGCTCTCCTGAATCAGGAGAGCAGATTACCCCCTGGATCTGATTTCAGGCGTTGGGTGTGGATCACTATTGCACCGTTCGTGACAATCAATAAGTCTTTGCGTGAAGTTTTCGACGTTACACGCATGATTCTGTCAGCGAAAGAAGAGTTGGCTAATGAACTGCACCCGATTGATGGCCTGTCCGGTGAATATGCGGAGAAATCCCTTGAAGAATGGGCGGAACAGATTCGCAAAGGAGGCAACCAGTGAGCAAGATTGACTATGAGGCACTGCGTGCCAAGGCAGAAAAAGCAACGTGTGGTGTATGGTCGCTCGAATATGGAGAGAGCCGATTTGATTGTGATGATGCGCTAATTCATCGCGAGGCTGCTGGATATATTCCCATTTGCAGAATTGAAGGAGCGCATCCTGAAAGCGGTTTCGATGAAGATTTCCAAATGGAACAGCAGGCCAATGCTGAATTCATCGCCGCAGCCAGTCCAGCTACCGTGCTGGCGCTGCTGGATGAACGGGAAAGAAACCAGCAATACATCAAAAGCCGTGATCAGGAGAACGAGGATATTGCGCTAACGGTAGGGAAGCTGCGAGTTGAGCTGGAAGGCAAAGACAAGCTGATTGCAGAGCTTGGAAAACAATGCGCCGAATGGGAGCGAAAAGCATTAAGTAACTTTGAAGAGTGTGCTGCGATGGCTGAACGTATCGAAGAGATGAGTAAGCAAAGTTGCGAAGCCCGGGAGCGTGATTTGTTCGAATCATGGGTAATGCATTCAATTTGTATTTCCAAATCGACGCTTGAAGGATTGCGCACCGAAACTGGATACCGTAACGCGACCTTATCAGGAACAGACTTCAACCGCATATGGGAACAATGGAAATCTATCCGCGCCGCTGGCATTCGCATCAAAGGAGAGTGATATGAGCAGGAATACGGGTTTGTAAAAGATAACGCTTGTGAAAATGCTGAATTTCGCGTCGTCTTCACAGCGATGCCAGAGTCTGTAGTGTCAGATGATGGCCGTACTCAAACATCGGGTTGAGTATTATCTTACTGTTTCTTTACATAAACATTGCTGATACCGTTTAGCTGAAACGACATACATTGCAAGGAGTTTATAAATGAGTATCAATGAGTTAGAGTCTGAGCAAAAAGATTGGGCGTTATCAATGTTGTGCAGATCCGGTGTCTTGTCTCCATGCAGACATCACGAAGGTGTTTATGTAGATGAAGGTATAGATATAGAGTCGGCATACAAATATTCCATGAAGGTTTATAAGTCTAATGAAGACAAATCCCCATTCTGCAATGTGCGAGAAATGACTGATACCGTGCAAAATTATTATCACGAGTACGGTGGAAACGATACTTGCCCTCTCTGTACAAAACATATAGATGATTAAACCCAATATTACATAACAATCCTCGCACTCGCGGGGATTTATTTTATCTGAACTCGCTACGGCGAGTTTTGTTTTATGGAGATGATAAATGCACTTCCGAGTCACAGGTGAATGGAATGGAGAGCCATTCAACAGAGTTATCGAAGCAGAGAACATCAACGACTGCTATGACCACTGGATGATATGGGCACAGATAGCACATGCAGACGTAACCAATATTCGAATTGAAGAACTGAAAGAACACCAAGCCGCCTGATGGCGGTTTTTTCTTGCGTGTAATTGCGGAGACTTTGCGATGTACTTGACACTTCAGGAGTGGAACGCACGCCAGCGACGCCCAAGAAGCCTTGAAACAGTTCGTCGATGGGTACGCGAGTGCAGGATATTCCCTCCTCCGGTTAAGGATGGAAGAGAGTATCTGTTCCACGAATCAGCGGTAAAGGTTGACTTAAATCGACCAGTAACAGGTAGCCTTTTGAAGAGGATCAGAAATGGGAAGAAGGCGAAGTCATGAGCGCCGGGATTTACCCCCTAACCTTTATATAAGAAACAATGGATATTACTGCTACAGGGACCCAAGGACGGGTAAAGAGTTTGGATTAGGCCGAGACAGGAGGATAGCAATCACTGAAGCAATACAGGCCAATATTGAGTTACTCTCAGACAGCGGACGCAAATCACTGATAGACAGAATTAAAGGCGGTGACGCAATCACTCTTCATGTGTGGCTTGACCGATATGAAACAATCCTCACCGAAAGGGGGATCAGGCCGAAAACTCTACTCGACTACGCCAGCAAAATCAGGGCAATCCGAAGAAAATTGCCGGACAAACCGCTCACTGACATATCAACGAAAGAAGTGGCAGCAATGCTAAACACCTACGTAGCAGAAGGTAAAGCAGCTTCCGCAAAATTAATCAGGTCAACCCTTGTTGACGTTTTTCGTGAAGCAATAGCCGAGGGGCATGTGGCAACGAATCCGGTAACAGCAACCCGTACAGCAAAGTCAGAAGTAAGGCGCTCAAGGCTGACAGCTAATGAGTATGTCGAGATTTACCATGCAGCCGAACCTCTCCCTATCTGGCTAAGGCTGGCGATGGATTTGGCCGTCGTTACAGGGCAGAGAGTCGGCGATTTGTGCAGAATGAAATGGTCAGACATAAACGACAACCATCTTCACATTAAACAGAGTAAAACAGGGGCTAAACTCGCCATTCCGCTAACGCTAACGATTGACGCGCTCAATATCTCATTGGCTGATACACTACAGAAATGCAGGGAGGCCAGCAGCAGTGAAACTATAATCGCATCAAAGCATCACGATCCGCTTTCCCCGAAAACAGTATCAAAGTATTTTACAAAGGCGAGAAATGCATCTGGCCTCTCATTTGATGGAAACCCGCCAACATTCCATGAACTGCGTAGCCTGTCAGCGAGGCTATACCGGAACCAGATTGGCGATAAGTTTGCTCAACGTCTTCTCGGGCATAAATCAGATTCAATGGCGGCGCGGTATAGGGACAGCCGTGGACGGGAATGGGACAAAATTGAAATCGACAAATGA